CACCAGATATTTCGGATATTACAAGTGCTTTAGTTTCGAATTATGATTCTACAGAACAAACATTGTCATCCAAGACAATTCAACTAGGTGATAATAGTATTGTTGTTTCAATTGAAAAACCCACTAATTCAATTTATGACTCCAAACTTAATTTTAAAGCAACCTCAAATAATGGACCATTTTATTCTACAACCGATAAGACAAGTCTTATTGCCTACCCAACTGATATAAATGGAACTATCCCTAATTCTGCTTCAAGTAAATGGACTGCTACATTTGATGATGTAGAAAACGTAGACTATTTAAAAGCCATTAATTCAGAACACAATGTATATGATTCTACTAATAATATTTATACTAGACCCTTAAGAGTTTCAAATTATGATAATTTCAATCAAAACCATGCCCTTGGAAAGGATACACAACACTATTTTACCCAAGACTTTGAAACTGGTGAACCTATTACAAATGAAATAAGTGAAACACATACACTAAATGAGAACGAATTACAATTTAAAAAGACAGACACCGCATTTAGCAATATAAATTTAGATGATTGTGGAAAGTATAAAATACATTTAGATGATAATAAAATTGTAATTGATGTCAAAAGTGAAGATACTGATATAGCAAGCTCCATCGGTAAACTACCTATTTTTAGTTCAACAGCCAATCAATCGCTACCAACAACACTGGATTATACCACATTTATGTCCTTTTTCAATTTAGATGAAGAAAACATTGTTCCTGGTTACAAATTTACTATTTCACTTGATGAAAATTTAAACTCAGGATATTCACCCAACCAAGATATGATTGGTAGAACTGACAGTCAAAATATATTTACATTGGATGATGCTAGTCTTGTGGACAATTCCGAATACATCAAGAGTTTTGTAAATGGAATACATAATTTAGTTATTACAAATGGGGGATTGTCAATAAATGCCGGCAATGCTGCTAACGCCGATAATATTTATATGTTTACTTTAGGTGGTGAAAGAGAAACACTCACATCTGAGTTGTTTAGTAATGGTGAAATACGGCTTAATAATCGTAGCCCTACAGATAGATTTACTAAAAGTAGTGATAGTAATTTAAATGTCGACCCGTCGGTATATTACAACGAAGAAGATGTTAATAAGGATAGCATAACACCACTTGAACAAGGAAATAGTTTTGTTAATTACAAGTTACAATTAGTAGCCAAAAATTCAGATAAAACACCGTCATTTTTGAAAAGCAACAAGTGTTCACTTGACTTGTTTGATGGAGTTACTATGGTAAATGATTTGTTTGGTGATAATGTTGGACAATTTAGATTTGACGCCACAAATTCACCCAGTGATTTTGATATGGAGGTTGTGAGAATTAAACCATCTAGACAAATAGCATCTATTAATGGCTTCAATAGTGTTGGAATTAACAGTAACAGTGAAACCGTATTAACACCTGTGAATTTCTACTCAACTTTAGTAAAAATACAAAATTTACCCGCACTAATCAATAATCAAGTATTCAATAATTCAAAAGTATTATTAGAGTTAAGAAATCTGACAGATTTAAGTATATATGGTATTACAACTGGCGGTTGGGAAATTTCGTCAAATGCTGCAAATGGAAAGGTAATTTCATCATCATTGAGTGGTCATGCTGGCGACTCACTTGTATGGCCTTCAAAGGAAGCTGTTAAAAATCTTATTAATGGAAGTAATGTTATTGATTATAGTATTGAATTCAATACAGTTACTAGCGGAACGGTAAACACCCGTTTATCAGATAGTGTAACAGTTAACTGGAAAATAAGAGATACATCTGCTAGTCAATCATTTAGTATTCCACAGGAAATGATGACTAGAATTAAAAACGAAAGAACCGATTTTACTTCTTCAATCATAGCCTCAAGTAATTACACTTTAACTGGTGGTTTAATTGGTAAAACAATTGAGCTTAAACAGTTAGTTTCAACAAGAAAAGTTCAATATGAATTTGATCCACTTATAAGAGTATTTATTGGTTTAAAAATGAAAACACCTGAAGTCATTGTTAGAACCACATACTATAGTATCACTGATACAACCACTAGTAATACTTACCCACCCAAATTCTTACAATATATTAAGAAAGAAGATGGTTCTGATTATTCTGAAGTGAATGAAGCTGTTATTTCAGAAACAGTTGAATTATCCGGTTATTTTGATAAAACCGACTTCTGCGATTTAATGATGCGTGTTGAAGGGAATAATTATTCAACAGGAACATTGTTTAATTTAACTTCTAATAAACCAGTGTCAAGTATGTTTGGTATTGAACAAATATTGGAACTCAATTATGAGAATATAGAGAAAACAGGAGATATTAGTTTTTCGATGGAGTGTGATTATATATCTTTAGAAGGTAACGAAGATTATATAACCTTAGATAATACTCAATATGGATATCTAATTCAATTAAATGGTGATTACAAGGCTGAATATTCAGTCGAAAATTTTTCATCAAATACTCAAACCGTAGGCGAAAAAATGTTCACAGACAATACTGATATCGCAAATAATAATAATTACTTATCAATCTCAAATGTTTATAGTAATATTATCAAATGGTCAAATGATTATTCACTAGAGATTAGTTATGGTGAAACAAAAAATTCTAAAACTAATTTGAAAATCTACAGAACAGATGATGTAACAAAGTCCCAAGTATATTTAATTTCAACATATAATTTTACATTCACGACACCTAATTTATTTATCACCAACATACCAAAAGATATATACAGAATAAATAAAAAAATTGGTAATTCAAATGATGATTGTGAATCAAGTGAAAATTTTGAGAAAACTGATTATACATATCAAAAAGATATAAACAGTCAAAATCTAATGAATATTATTAGGGTAGATGGTGGTATTTATGTCAGTAAACCTTCTCTTAGTAATACCACATTTGGATTAGATGATATTGGAAAATCTATTTCTTTTACTCTTAAAGGTGATTTATTTGCCGCTAATATGATTGGAAGTGTATCTGAATTGAATGAATTTAAGTATGTTTCAGAAACAAATGATGGTTTAATTTTCAAATATTCTAATGATGGAATTAATTCTCAGTCATTGTCTAGCTATTATTACAGAGGCTTTATGGGACCAAATTCGATTGTCCAAACATATCAATTATCAAGAACAACAACTACAGCTAAATTTTCAATTGATACTGAAGATAATGGAACGATTGAACAGGATTTTGATGTTTATTATAATTCATCCTATGTTGTTAATAACTTAAGTAATAATATTGGAAATATTGGCCTTAAAATTAAATTTTTAGTGAGTATGTTGAGCGCCAGTGATACCACAGAGTTTACTATTTATAATTCTGCTGATAAAGTATCATTTGATATTAAAAACCCGGATGCTACAGGTGATTATAACCCAGCCCCTGGAGAAACGAATCTATCCCAATTTGCTTTAGCCAATTTTTCTAAAAAAAATATAATAACTGGTAAATCAGTTTTTGCTATTAGTCCTAAAAGAATTAAAATTAGAACACAAGGGTTTGACTATGGTAAAATTTCATGGTCTCTTGAAATAAAACCTGCTATCGTAAAAATATTCAAAAACGATGATTATTTAGGTAATCCTGAAGACGAAGATGTTGAATGGTCGGAGTTACCTCCTCCGGAAAATACTACATACACATTTAAGAATTTATTTGATAGTGTTGGTATCCCAGTCTGTAATGGATTAGATATAATAAAAATACCTTTAGTCAGTAACAATCATTCTCCATTTACTTGTTTTTTTGCTATTATTCCAACATACTTCCAGTTTCAAAAGGTTACCAATACATCATTATATTTACCTTTTACATTTTCAGAAGAAACACACTTAACATCAAGATATACTCCTTTTTCAACTGAAACTACTTTTAATGTTCATGACATAAAATTTGACAAATCAACAACAGAAACTATGCCTACTATTTTAGCTAATGGATTAGATACTCATTATTTCGTAGTTGAAGCGAATAAAATCAAGATAGAATTGTACGTTGTTGGAACAACACTGCCGATTACTACATTGGTATCTGATATCCCCGCTAATAGACTTGTTTACTATACTAATGATGCTTCTCTTTTGTATATGCCTTCTGATGGGCTTATAAATGGCCGTTCAGGAATAGCACTGAAAATGAGACAACCTATAATTACAAATACACCATATTATCCTTATTTAGCCTCATCGTCAAACTTGTTCTTGATTGACCAAAATACCTTCAATATTAGTTTCAGCCTTAGTAATTTCTTTATACCTGTCACTGATAGTTTTGATTTATCATTGCCTGCTGGAGCTGGAACCAAGGTAAATTTATACACTCGTCAAATAGTTAATAATGGCAGCAACATAGACATGATTGTTTACAGATATAAAGGTATTAATAATGTTAGCACTGACAATGTCGATTATGATGTGAATGGTGCGAATAACATTACACTTTATTTTAATAGTCGAGAATACATTAAAAAGACTGTGACATCATCCGATTTTAACACTTTTTTGAATAATAAAGAACTGATTACCAAGCAGGACATTATTGATGGAAATGTTTATGATAAATTTATTGCCAAACAATCAATTGGAATTTCTAGTGGAATAAATGACGTGAATTGGAAAACTGATCTTTCATGGCCTACCACTGATACGACGGATTCAGTCAATAATATGTTATGGGTTTCATTAACTTGTTTTGATGAAGAAACAAAGGCTACTGTTCCGGGTAAAATATTTGCGTCTACCGAAGCTGGTAAGGCATTTATACTTTCGAAATTTCCAATAATAAATATTAAAAATAAGCTAGGCCAATCGCATGTTAAAGTAACACATGATGGAACTTTTATAATACCGTCTCTAAGCAGTTCAACTTTATTACTTAGTAAACTTAAGACTACACCCACTGGTACTGTTTTTGAGAATGTATTTGGAGGTCATCAGTCAGGATATGCTGGTAATATTACGCAACCCTCGCTACAAATAGTGTAAATTATCAAAATAAATGTAATATTGTCTATAAATACAAAATAAATAATAATTAATATTTCAAATATTTAATTATTATTCTTCTTTTAACAAATCTTGTATTTCCTACTAGTAAAATACTTATATCCAATATCAACCAATTCTTTGCCTGTATCAAAATTCAGTGAATTATAATCTGTCAAATACTGTGAACTCACAAAATACTTATTGATTTCACCCACAGGGTTCTCACAATTCTGATTTAACGTTGCCAACGGATTATTAAAGTTGTTCGCTACAATATCCCATGTCCTTTTAATCATATCTTTTAAAGATGTAATTGGCTCATTATTGTATTCATAACCATCATAGGGTGTAATATAAGTAATATTCAGATAGTCTGATGAACTCTTAACCATTAATAATTCGTTAGTCAATGTGCCACCATCGGCATACAACTGTCCATTGTATTTTACAGGAGGAAATATACCTGGTATAGCAGATGATGAAAGAAGAAGTTGAACCTTATTTGCGTCATCATTGTCCTCAAATGTATAAACATCTAAACTGCCACTGTATAAATTTGTGGCACCAATTAACGTATGAACTACTGGTTCCCCAGGCATCCCATCAATAACCTTGGTTAGCGTCTTTGAAAGAGGCTCTGTATTTAAAATCGACACTCCAGTAAATGGTTCCAATTCATATATTAACAGATTGTGAATACCGGCATACATTTTCTCTGCCAATTTTACACCAGTTTTTAGGTCAGAAAAATAACACAAAAATCCGGCATTTAATGCTCCTGCTGAGATGCCAGTGTATAAATCATAGGATTGGTTATTTTCAGTTTCCAATATGCGCTTCAAAATGCCGATTTCAACTGCGCCAAATGAGCCACCACCTGAAAACGCGAGCTGTCTTACAGCGTTATTCACAGTTAATAGTTGGTTAAATAACATAAAAAATAACAAGATGGAAAACATTGTATTATATTATTAGTATAGATTGTTTTTATATATTTTTTTAGATTTTATTCAGTTAATTTTTTTAGAAGCGCGTCTAGTCATTTTGTTTTTTTTAGAACGTGTTACCTTGGTTTTAGAAAACCTCTTTTTAACATTACATTTCCTAGCAAACTGTTCTAGTTCTGTTTTGTTTTCTACAATAAGGTCAATAATATTGCGGTAAAACCCTCGGAATTCACTGCGACGTTTAGCCAATTCATTAATATCAAACCACTTAATTTGTGTTTTTTCAAATATCTTGGTATCACGAATGATAGAAGCAGGTAATCTTTTCTGTAAGAAACGCTGATTATTATTGTAATAATGTGGTAAATATTCGTCATATTCCATTGGAAAAATATGGCATCTGTATGTGCCGTAGCCATTGTCCGACTTGAAATCAAGATTGAATGTACCAAAGCGTTTTAATAACCGTTTAATATCTTCTGACGAACCTAAAAACCCAGTCATCTCTTCACCGCCTTCTCTTACCGCGGTTTCCAAGAATGTCTCTCCTTTATCTGTACCACCTCCAAAATCGGACCATCCAGGATTTTCATCAATGTCACGTTCTTTCCCAAATAATAGCAAAATTTTGCCATTATGGATTGTTATTGGTAATATACTGGCACCCATAATATAGTAAATTATAATAAAATTCGTATACTATTATTATAATCTAATAAATAAAATATAAATAAAATATAAATGGCACGAACAAGAAAACATAGGAAACATAAACAGAAACATAAGGTAAAACCTCAAGTAAAACATATTACTGTAAAACATAAACTTGTAAAACAACAACCAAATAATCTCCTTATTTTACCAAACAACACACCGACAAATATAAATGAAATCAGTATGGAAATTAATCGTGAACAGCAGAAAGTTTTAAACCAAGTAGAATCATATAGTCCAACAATTAACAAAGAATTGGTCTCATTAATGTCTGTAGACAGAGAACCCGTGTTCAATTGTAATAACGAGGATGCTTTCCTGTTAAAAACGCCACTTAAAATTGGTATACCTGGCTACATATACGGTAAATATTGCCATTTGTACAATTCACCGGAAGCAAAAAAATACCTATTAAAAAGTTTAAGAGCTAACAAACACGTCAATCCGGATAAAATTATACCACCAATTCAGTCACTTGGTAATTGCTGGTTTAATACAATGTTTGTGACACTGTTCGTGAGCGACAAAGGTCGCAAATTCTTCCATTTTTTCAGGCAACTCATGATTGAAGGAAATCAAAAGAATAACCAGCCCATTCCTGAGAAGATAAGGGACGGGTTTGCTCTGTTGAATTACGCAATTGATGCGTGTCTAAGTGGTAACAAATATGCCTATATTCTGAATACAAACACAATTATAAAGCAGATTTTCGAGGCGATTCCAGACGATTATAAATCCAAGTTTACCTATATTAAGGATATTGATGAAGCCGGTAACCCCATGAGATATTATTTGAGTTTAATCAACTATCTGAATAACAAGGACCTACAAGTCACATTTTTACAAAATGCGGATGAAAAATGGCGCAACCAGGTTATTGAAAAAATATCAACCAATTCTACAAAACATTTGCCGCATATAATTGTCTTGGAATTCTTTGATGATACAAATCCAACAACTAACAAACCACTCAGCTTCTATTTAAATGATGCCAAATATGTTTTGGATAGTTGCGTCATAAGAGATACAAGCCAGCAGCATTTTTCGTCATTGCTATCATGTGAGAAACGGGAGATGGCATATGATGGTATGAGCTACCACCGCCTTGTATTTATGGACTGGAAAAAGCATATTAACTCGGACTTCAAGTGGCAGTTCAAAGGGTCAGAAGATAATGGACGCAATCTCACCTGGAATTTTATGAAGGGATATCAAATGTTGATTTACTACAGGAGTTAATTGGGAAGTGTTTCCAAAATGGCAGTCGCAATTTTAGCTCCACCAATTTCAGAAGGCTCTACAGCATTTGTAAAATCCGCCTTTAAATTCATTAATTTGTTAGTTCGAATCAGTTTAAGGTCAGTATTCTTTTCAACAAATTCAGACAATAATGAATTCCATTGTTCAACAAATGGGTATAAACTTTTAAAACGGGTGTCAAGAGGATAATACAATGTTAGTAAATAAATTTGTGCTTTAGAAAATTTGCTCTTTAATGAATGTAGTAACGTGGAATATTGCTGGAAAAATGTGTCAATCATTTCCTTTGAAATTGTAAAATGGCTATTCAAAATATTATTACCTCCAGCGGAAACAAAAATATATGTCTGAGATGTATTATTTTCTGCTGGTATTTGTTCAATCTGTGTTACACAATCGGTGATAACAGCGCCGTCTTTAGCAAAATTGTAGGTATTCGGATGTCCAGTTTTGATTAAATCGGGAACAGACTTGCCTTCAGATAAAATATAGTTACTATTATTCAATATACTGTCGCCAATTAAAAAAATAGTGTCTTGGCCTTTGTTAGTTAGTCCTTCTATTAAGACCTGTTTTTGATTGAATATTTGTTCATTCTCTTTATTAATCATTATATTGGCAAACACAACGACGACAACAATAATAAATAGAATAAGAAATAAATAGGGCATATTATTCTATAATATATATAAGACAGAATAATATGAATAAAACAAACAAATACAACAAATACAACAAATACAACACTAATAAAAAAAATAATTCTAAAAAGACTATGAAATATCATAGTAAAAATACTAATAATACTAATGAAAAAATAATAAACCAGTTAGGTGGTACAAAAACTGACGTATGCGAAGAAATGGTAGAATTGAAACGTTTTGGCACACTCGATATTTTCAATTATGCGCTTCAAATACCCAAACTATCCAATTCATCCGGCTTCACAAATACAACTCTTGTTAATAAAAACATCAAAACATTCATTGATAAGGGTGTTACAACTAGTAAAACCCTATAATGGACCATCATCATCTTGTCTCATTTTAACATTCCCTACTAGTTTTTTAGTTCCTATTTCGTAAAATAAATAGCCTACACCTATACCCACAACAAATCCTATAATCACTTGTAGTAGCGTGTGATTTTGATACAGGTAGCGCTGATATAGACAAATTAGAGACAAAACAGAAAAAGTTCCCGTAACAAATGGGTTATTTAATACAAGCGTAACAAATACCAATATGAAGCCACAATGTTGAGCATGTCCCGACGGCATACCATACTTATCAAAACCAATGCGTTTTGTATGTGTCACACCTAGCTGTAATATTTTCCAATCATTTGTTGGTCGCGGCTCTTTCAAGAACCATTTTAGCAGCGAGTTCAAAACAATATTGAATACATAGCCGTATAAAAAGAAGGATAAATAATTCGTCTTATTTCTTAGTAAAAAAGTTGTAGTAACTAACATAATAATTGGTGCTAAATACCCTAATAAGTGGACTATACTTATTAGTTCTAGTGGCATATTATTGAAATTAATATCAATAATATCATTGACTTCATCAATAATTCTGTTGCTCATTTTATTATATTTATTTATTAAATTATAATAAAACCTAAAACCCAAAAATATTACTATTAAATTAGTATTGATACAAACACTCGGCAATAATTGTGAAGCACCATTCGGCGCCATTTAGATTCACAGTATAACCACGGTCATCTACCAGTTTTACATGCATTCTGTCGACATTCACAGGTCCAAAATAGATGCGATTATTGTCTTGTATTGACCCACTAAAATCAGTATATATTTCTCCTGTATTCATTGACCCGCGTTTTATTGGTATAATAGCAAATGTGTCTGAATTTGTTGGCGCCTTGCCTCTGAAAGATGTATTTTTCTCACGATTTTTTATTATTTCGTTAATCGTATACAATTCCGCCTGTGTAAGTGTTGTTGGCGCCGACGGAAGAACAACTTGACGTTGTCCGTAACCAGTATCTAATTTATCCGATGTTGGATTAAGTCCTAATGACAATGCGTCCGCACCTGATAAATTTGAAAACGGATTTGATATATTTGAAACACAAATGTGCGGCTGTGATGTATTGTAATAAGATGGTATTGCCAATTTAGTCGGCAATTCAGTAATAGATATTAGACCATTATTTATGTGGTTTTGATTATAATCATCCAACACAATAATAAAATATTTGGCACCTTGTAGGTTGATAATTGCTGGCGCTGTATTTCCGGGACTAGTAAAAATAGGCACAATTGGTAATCGGAAACCCATTAACCATCCCAAAGTGCCATTAAACGTCATATTTTGCGCGGCACATCCGGACCCATTTGTGAGACAATTTAAGCGCCCACCAAAGTCGAAAAAAAGGAAATATGGGTTAAGAGCCGGGTCAAATATATCGACGCCTTCATTTATGCCAGTAATGGGTATAAATGCGCTTGTAACTGGGTCCAAATATCTCCAACCGTTTAAATTAATTGTAACTTTTGCGTTATTTGTATTGATGCTTATTAATGGCAACAATGGAACTCCTAAAAATGAAATACCAGCACTAGCAATCGCCGCAGCAAATTCGGTTTGAAATGTAGTATAAGTATAATTACCAGGTGTAAATGATACCTTTATTTCGTAACTATTATTATTTATTGTATTATAAGGAATAATAATCCAAAAACATGTATTACCATATATGGTGTCAATTGTATACCATGTAAATGGAATTTGAATTGAATATAGTCGCATTGATAACGCATCCTTTAAAGGGTCGGATAAGTCGAGTGTATAATCAGTTGATAATGTATCTAGTCCTCCGCTTGCTTGTCTAAACTGGCTGTCAAGATTAATAAACCGATGTGTCACATTTTTCAAATTTGGATTTAATGTGTCTTGTGAAACAGGTACTTGAAAATTATTATTAATACCCAATTGCTCTCTATTCATTGGCACATGTTCGTTGTCATATATGTCCACTTTTTGACGCCTGTCAGTCACCTTATCTTTCTGAACTGAGTTATCTTGTTCTAATGCTTCATTTTCATACCATTCTTCTGCCTGTCCATTATCATCATTATCGTCATTATCCGGATTATTGTAAGCCAACAGTGTGTCCTGCATGTCTTGAAAAAAACTAATAATATCACTATTATCAGAACCGGAACCGTTTTTTGTAATCTGATTTATATATTTATTTGTAGCATCTGTTATTTCTTTGTCCGAAGGGTTACTATTTAAACCCAATATAGAGAGCATTTCCGGAACCGTATAATTTTCTATATTTGTATCTATATCTTCACTTGTATTTTCAGCCATATATAATAATCAGGGTTATTTTTATATATATTTTACTTCTTTTATTACTTTTTTATTACAACGTTTTATATCTTTTGGCCGGCACTAAAATTTCAAATGTTTCCTCTTCTTCGGGGTCATCGCTCTTTAAGTTGTTTTCATATATATTATAATTCGCGAGAAACAGCCGTCTAATTTTCTCCTTCAATACACACAATTTGTAGTCCCAATTTGTAAACAACTGTGCCGTCAAGACTGAAATACCTGAAACACGCTTCAAATGCGACTTGCCTTTAAATAGAACAGTGTCGCATATTTCCGCAATTTCGGCGTCTTTCTCTAAAATAGTCGCACGACTTATCCAGTAATCACCCTTATATAAATAGCGATTGTAGTCACTATTGGAATAAATAATATGCTTCTTGTCGTAAACCAGTGTGTTTCGAATTAGTCCAATGCCTTCAATGCGATTCTCTTCGTTATTCATTTCAACAACAAACATTAATGTACCAACATCATATTTGTCTTGTATGCGAATACTTGTGCCATAAATAACAGGAATGTCAGCCTCTTTGCGATACTTAATATTCTCACTATACGTGTCATTATTGAACCGGGTTGATGCTATGTAAAACATGTAATCTATTGTTTGTTATTTGTTTGTTAGATTAAATGTTTATCTATATTAAATCAATTTTTATTTTTCATTTATAGTTGTCTTACTTGTAGAAAGAAAGTTCGTAATTAAATCTTCATAATGCTTTTTCAGAGCTTTATTTGTTGGCAAATATTTCTGCATATACAGCCGATTTCTTAATAAATATTCATCCACATTTTCATCATGATTTAAAATGGCGTCTTTCAAGGCATCTGCAGCCATATCATAGTTAAATTCATCATAATAATATCCGACTTCCTTACATAATTTACCATTATGAACTATTGGCCAACCCATCCAAGCCAAATCTAAATACAAGTAGTTGAGCCAATTTTCCCAAGTGTGAGAAACAACTATATTCGCATATTTTGACATAAAATACAAAGAGTTGTACCTAGTTTCAATCGATAATTTATTATCCTTTTTTAAATCTAATGATGTAACTAAAGTATTAAAATTTGATTTAAACGTACTATTAGCAGTTTTATTCTCCATGTTCGTGACATACACATGTTTAATTTTATCAGTGAAATTAGGATCTCGATACGCATTTTCACATATCAAAACTGCTGGAAATGTCCATTTCATAATACTTAAATTTGGTTCAAAAATAGCAATTTTTTTAGAAGTTTCAGAACCTTTTATATATTTATGTTGTTCATTGTCTATAAATTCAGGTGACCATATAAATGGGACCTCTATAGTATTACATCGAAGTAGTGTTTTCAAATAATGATGATTTG